CGTAAACATAAGAACACCTAGAGTGCGTTGAATTTGCTGTGTAGCTATAGCGAACTTATTAAATCCTTTTTCAAATACAATAGCATCAAAGGTATATCTTTCTAAAACGTCCTTAAACCAGTTGTAAATCTGAAACAATCGAAAACCAGTAGATTTTTTACTACTGGTCTTAATGTGACTTGTTTCAATTAACTCTGCCTTACCTTCACTTACCTTAACTACAGAGTAAGCAGGGCAAGCTAATGAACTATCAATACCTAAGATAATCATAGCCCAACCTCACTACAAATGCCCTTGAAAGGACAGAACATACATTTACTTGTATTAGGGCGTGGAATCTCACCAGTTTCTACATTTTCGGCAACCCTAGCCCACTTGTCTAATAACATCTTTTTATCACGGTCTGTAACTTTATAATAGAATACTTTAAAGTCAGGGCGTGCATTTGCGTGTGTAGACCATTTATCTTTTGCTACTGATTCATAAGTAATTAACCATTCATCTACTTCAAAAAGAATAGAATAGGCTACTGTCTGCATTCTGTGACTAGGTGAAGGTTCTTTTAATTGTTTGATCTGTGCTACTGAGTTAGATTTAGTCTTATATTCAAAACCAACTTTAGTTCCATCTTTATAAGTTAAAACACCGTCACACATTCCAAAGACTACAAAGGTAACTCCGTTATGTTCAATGATCTTCCAACCTTCAATATTCTTTTCCCAAGCTGGTAAACCATTATCTAAACGGAACACAACAAATTCAGGTTCTTCTAAAACAATTTCAGCCTCTAATAGCTGTTTCTGAATAGCCCCGTGAACAGCAGTACTATTTCGTGTCCAACGTCTCTGAAACGGGTAGCCAGTTTCTTCATCCTTCTTAGCTTTAATAGCCTTGAAATAAAGTTCTCTTTCACATTTATCAGAACTTGAAGGGCTAAAACGTGGAATGTCAGTAGGATAAGTTTTCTTAGTTTTCATTACTTCAATCGCATGTGCCTGTTCTTTTAAAACAAGTTCTTCTACTTCTACAATGTCAAAATAGTCTTTGCTGTTTACATCTTCCAAGTGTTTAGAAAAAGCTTTCACTAATTCTTCTCCACGTTGTTGACTTTGTTTCTTTTCACGTACTTGATTTGTTAGTTCAGTTGGTTTTGTTAATAAACTCATTATGCCCGTCCTCTTTTCTATATAATAAAAAGAAGTAGCTATTAAGCTACCTCAAAGAATTTATTTACTGGTGTTAATTTGCCCCACACATTCCCTAACTCTCCATCAGTAGCAGAAGGAATATTATTTAATGAGACTGTTTCTGTCATGATCTTTTCAAACATTGCAACTTCTTCTCTAGTTACATCCTTAGGTACACGGAAAAGTAATTCATCATGTACACATGCCAATAAAGCAAATGTTCTGTTAGGCTTAGAAAGTTCTTTACAAAGCTTGTCGCCTTCGATCATACATTTTTTAGTTTGAATTGCAGACGTTCCTTGAATCTTTGCATTAGTAGAATAAGTGTCATAAACTTTCAAAGGGTTTCTACCTCTAAAGAATGGTAAGCGTCTCTTTCTAGTTAAGTCCCCTAACTTCATTTCTACATAACCTTGTTTAGTTGCCTCAATGGTATTGTTTTTAACGAACTCAGCAACCTTTGTAAACTTGTCATAGAATGTGTTAATCATTTGCTGTGCCTTACCTGAACTTATTCCAAGTGAAGCACCTAAACTGCCACTTCCCATACCGTACATAATGGCAAGAACTACCACTTTAAATTCCTTACGTTCTTTTGTATCGGAACCGTCTGCATTTTTATAACAAGACTCATATGATTTACCATAGAACTCACTAGCCAATGTAGCGTACAGATCACGACCTTTTCTATAGTTCTCTAATAGAACAGGTTCTTGCGTATAGTGTGCTAACATTCTAGGTTCCTGTGCTGAGAAATCCAATCCTAAAATTAAACTATCTTCATCTACTCTATAGATACGTCTTGCATACGGTGGAATTTGCTGTAAATTTGGTTCTTTTGAACTGAAACGCCCTGTTCTAGCCCCATTTTGAGAAAACGAACCATGCACTTTTCCATCAGGTTGTACAAAGTCACGAATACGAGAAATGAAATCTTTATTCAATTTATGTTTCTCACGATATTCGAGAAGCTTAGAAACAATTGGATTTCCCTTGTGTTTCTTTAGTTCCTTTTTAGCTGTACTTTCTACGTTAATTCCTGCTTTATTAAGTGCCGGTAAAAGTTGAACAGGTGAATCTAGGTTAATATCTCCTAACACTTCTAACAGTTCTTCACGTAGCTTATCAACCTCAGCACCTAGTTCCTCAGAAACTTTATCAGCTTCGTCTAATACAGGAATAAAGCCTTCTCTTTCCATTTCAAAAACAACTCTGATTAAAGGTTGTTCCACGGTCATGTAATAGTTATATAATCCTTTTTGTTTCTTAAGGTGTTCCATAAGAAATTCAAATAATAGATAAGTAACATGTGTGTCCTTACATGCATAGTAACGGGCATATTTAAGTTCAATCTCATTAAACGGTGTCTTACCGAATAAAGTACCAAATGTCTCAGCTTCTAATTTCAAATATTTAGGAACTAATTCTTTTAGCTTGTATGACATTTCATTTTCATTTAATACTTTCATAATTTCCTGTGTGTCGTGTATATCTCCAGAAACTTCCAATCCTTCACTCTTAAACTGGTGTAAATCGAATTTAGCATTATGGAAAACTTTTGCCATTTTCAATTTTAGTATTCTACCAATCCAGTATTTAGCTTTTTCAAAAGGTGCATTATCCTCATCATGCCTTAAAGGAATATACCAATGTAAGTCAGCCTTAGGTGCTGTAAATGAAACCCCAACAATCTTATCTTTACCGTACATATTCAAGCCTGTTGTTTCCGTATCAACAGATATAATAGTTTCATTCTTTAACACTTCAAAGATATGTCCAATAGTCATAACGTCCATTGCTAGAATATAATTGTCAGGTGTTTCTTTTACCATTTTATCCAACATATCCTTACGTCTTGATTTGGCTAATGATTCATAGAGACGTTTAGCATGTGCCTTTGTAAACTTCTTCATATCCTCTACACCGTTTGAAAGTTCACCAGCTTTAATAGCCTCATAGACCATTTGCATTTTCTCTTTCTCTGACTTACTCATATTCGTTTGAAAGATACCGGCTTTTCTAGTTCCAGTGTGGGTATCATATCCCGTGAACCATATTTCACTTTCCGTAGGTTTATACAGTTTAGCCTTCTTTTTAGCCTCTGCTTCTTCAATCCTTTTTCGTTTTGCTTCTTCTTTTTTCTTATCTTCATCTAGTGATAGGTTAAATTCTAAATCCATATAAAATCACTCCTTCACTTATGTACTTGCTAAAGAACGCAAAAAAAGGACATTCCATTTACAGGAATGCCCCAAGCTGAATGAGTGAATGAATGAATTAGTTTTGGATTTTGTCAGTTAATCCATCAATCTTAACTAATCCGTTTTCGATCTGTACAAGACCGTTTACAGATTGTGATTGAATGTTGTTAATTTGTTGTTGTAATTGCTGGAATTGCATAGCTAACATAGGGTCAGCTTGTCCAGCTAATTGTGCTAATTGTTGTAATTGAGATTCTACAAAGTCAAATTGTTGTAAAGTTAATTTAGTGTTTGAAGCAACAGTTTTTAATGCTGTAACCTCAGCGTCAATTTGATCTCCTACACGTGCTGATTTCATACCTAAACCGAATGATTGTAACATAATAATTTCCTCCAATTAATTTTAATTTTATAGTTAATGTTAATTTTAATGTCAATGTTAATTTCAAGGTATTAACGCCTAACAGCATGTGCCATTGCCACTAATACCCTGAATTGTGTTAATTAAAAATCGTCAGTAGGGTCTACGTCTGCTTCAATATCTGTATCAGAGATTTCTTTACTAGTATTGAAATATTCGTCAACAGGGAAACCGGCTTGTTTTAAAGCTTCGATTTGTTGTTCTACTGTTCTAGGAATAAGTACAGCTTCAAAGTCTTTCATTTCTACCTGAACTTCATCAGCAGAAGCAAAACCTTCTTTGCCTTTTTCATCAAGTTTCAAGATAGGGTTTAATGAATAAACTGTTTCTGTTTTATTTCCTGTACGTTTGAAGTTAAATGCTAGTACATCACCG